CGCCTGTCAAAGGATTGGGGAAAATCCATCGCCAGCGCAGAGGCCTGGGTGCTCATCGCCCACATTCGACGGGTCACACGTCATCTTGCAAGGGCTTGAAAATGATCGGGTAGTTTTGAATCAGACTCTGAGAGGAATGAAGAACACTATGTGTCTCTGACATGGATGCCTCCCTCATGCTGGTTCCTACGAAACCGTTATGGCACATACGATGCCGTCGGGTGGGGGCATCCACCGCATCAGTTCACTCCTCGCGCTCACCCTCAACACCTGCCAGCACCCCATGCGGTGCCACCCGAACCGGTAAATGCGATACCCAATCGCAACTCCTGAGTCCGCCCCCATGACCTATGCCAGCATCGAGTCCTCTCCCGCCGAGGGCCGACCCTATTTCCTCTACCAGTTTGTGGAAGACGATCAGGTCTCGCGCTTCACCAGCCGGGCTGCGGCCTGGACCAGCGCGGGGAGCGGCGGGACGGAGATCACCTGGGAGCCCGCAGCCGTGGCCCATGGCGATGTGGTGCAGACGAGCGCGATCGAGCGCGGGCGGCTGGAGCTGACCTGGCCACTCTCGCATCCCTTCGCGCGGCGCTTTCTCGCGCCGCTGGGCAGCACGCCCATTACGCTGACGATCTTCCGGGGCCACGAGCAGGTGCTGGGCGAGACGGTCGCGCATTGGAAAGGCCGCGTGGTGGGCGCCGAGGTGGAAGGGCAGCGCATCTTGCTGCAGGCCGAGTCGATCTTCAGCACGCTGCGCCGCGCGGGGGTGCGGGCGAAGTATCAGCGGCTTTGCCGCCATGCTCTTTACGGGCGCGGCTGCGGGCTCGATATCGCTCTGCACTGGCTGACGGGGACGGTTACGGCCGTTGCCGGCAATGCCTTGACGATCCCTGAGGCAGCTGCACAACCCGATGGCTGGATCCGCGGCGGGGTGCTGCGCTTTGGCGTGCAGCTCGGCTTCATCACTGGCCATGCCGGCGCGGTGTTAACCCTCTCGCGCCCGATGCCGGATCTGGCTGCAGCTTTTGCCACGCCTGAGATCGATCCGGACACGGGCGAGCCACTGCCGGTCCTGCTCGACATCGCGCCGGGCTGCGATCTGCGCGCAACCACCTGCGCGGCAAAATTCGGCAATCTTCTCAATTTCGGGGGCTTTCCCGAGATCCCCGGCCGCAACCCCCTGGGCGGCGGCTCCATCGTCTGACGTGCCCTGCAGGCGCCAATCCGCAATCGGCAATCTCTCATGGTCTGGACCTTCATCGCGCGGCTCGTTCTCGGGCTGGTGCTCTCGGCGATTTCCTATGCGCTGAGCCCGCGCCCCAAGATCGAGAAACCCCAGGCCGCCGGGCTTGACGACTTCTCGCTGCCCACCGCCGAGGAAGGGCGAGCGATCCCAGTGGTGTTCGGGACGGTACTGATCACCGGGCCGAATGTCGTCTGGGCAGGCGATCTCAAGGTCGATCCGATCAGGAAGAAAGGCGGCAAGAAGTGACGCGCGTGACCATCCAGGACCTGCGCACCGCGCGTTATTGCCTCGCGGGCGTGCGGCCATGGTTTCGTCGCCACGGGTTCGCCTGGCAGGACTTCCTCGCCAACGGCATTGAGGTCGACCGGCTGCGCGCGACCGGGGATGCGCTGGTGGAGCCCGTGATCCGGATCGCCGAGATGCGGGAAGGCGCACATGGGCGGTAGCAAGAAGCAGACCGTCGGCTTTCGCTATTCGCTGGGCATGCATCTGGCGCTCTGTCACGGGCCGGTCGATGCCATCCGCGAGATCCTCGTCGATCGCCGCACTGCCTGGTCAGTGACGACCGGCAGCAGCACAAGCGGTGGCGGCGCGGCCGTGGAGACGCGTATAGGCACGGTCGGAAGTATGGTCGCCACCGCCGCGCTCGCGGGCGACCCCGGCGCGACGATCACCTTCCCCGGCACCCTCGCAGGGGTGCGCATCGGGCAGGAGTATCGCTTGCGCCTCGCGAACGGCTCCAGCCAGACCATCACGCTGCAAGGGGTGAGCTTTGATGCGGAGTTCACGATCAGCAGCTTGACCGTGCTACCGGAAACCCTGAGCTTCCCCACTCAGGCCGTGGAGATATTCGAGGCCGCTTCCGGCGCCAGCAACGCCGGTGCAGGTGGTGGGCGCATCCGGATCGACAAGCCCGACCTTTTCGGCGGCGAGAAGCGGGAGGGCGGCATTGTCGGCGATGTCGATGTGCTTATGGGAGCCACTAGCCAGGGGCAGAACGACTATCTGAGCGCCCGCATGAACGGCAACGTGCCCGCCTATCGCGGGCTCTGCTCTCTGGTACTGCGACGGGTCTATCTGGGCATCAACCCCTACCTCAAGCCATGGGCCGTGCGCCTGACCCGCGTGCTGACCAGCGAGGCCGGGGCGGCGCAATGGTATCCCGAGAAGGCCCCGATCGTGCCCGAGGCCAATATCTCGGACGCGGCGATCTACATCACGCTCGATGTCTCAGGCTCGATGTCAGGCACGCGGATGGCCGCGCAGAAGGCAGGCGTGGCCGCGTTGATCCGCGAGATCGGTGCCAGCGTCGATCCCGACCGCCCCAACGACATCCGCATCGTGCTCTGGAACGCGGGCGTCGCAGGATCGATCGAGCGCCGCAACATGGAACCCGAGGATTACGAGGCACTCGAGGCCTGGATGCTGGCGCTTTCGAACAGCACTTCGGGGGGCACGAACTTCAACGCGGCCTTCGCAGAGGCCAGCACCTTCTTTGCTGGCGGCGGATCCAAGCGACGGATCGTCATCTTCGTGACCGATGGCGAACCCTCGCCCGTTTCCTCAGTCGAAGCGGCCGAGGCCACCATCGCCAGCCTGCCGCCCGTCGACATCTTCGGCTTCAACATCGCGCGGGCCAATACGACCTATACCGCGCGCATCGACAACACGCCTGTGGACGGGGTGCCGGTGATCCCGCCCGGCAACCCGCAGGCGCTGGTGGCCTCCCTGCGCGGGGCGTTCGGCAACGGCCCGGACATGAACCCGGCCCATATCATCCGCGAATGCCTTACCAACCGCGACTGGGGTCTGGGCTATTCCACAGTCGAGATCGGGACCAGTTTCACCTCCGCGGCGGACACGCTCTACACCGAGGGCTTCGGCCTCTCGCTGATCTGGCAGCAGGACAGCTCGATCGAGGAGTTCATCGCCAGCGTCCTCGACCATATCGACGCGACGCTGTTCATCGACCGGCGCACCGGGCTCTGGGAGCTTAAGCTGATCCGGGCGGATTACACCGCCAGCACGCTACCGCTGTTTGATGAGACAAATGTCGTGGATTGGGGGCGGCTGGGGCGGCGCGCGCCCTCCGACCTCGTCAACAGCGTGACCGTGCGCTTTACCGATGCCTGGACGGACGACACGGGGGCGGTCAGCGTGACAGACACGGCGGTGCGCGTGGCCGAGCGCGACCTGCGGGCGCTTTCCGTGCCGCTGCTCACGGGCGAGATCGTGGTCAACCGCGAGGGTGCGGACCTCGGGCCCGGCGATGTGATCCGGCTGCGCTCGGCCCGCCTCGGGCTTGATGATGTCATCATGCGCATCTCCGAGATCGGTCAGGGCGACGGGCGCGACAACGGCATCCGCCTCAAGCTCGCGGAGGATGTCTTTGCACTGGGCGCGACCGCCATCGCAGGCGGACGCATGCCGACCGGCACCGGGGTTGCCGCGCCGCCGCGCGCGCTGACCCGGCGCATGGTCGAGGAGGCTCCGTACTGGCTGCTCGTCCGCGAACTGGGCCACAGCGAGGCCGATCGCATCCTGTCGGAGGATCCGGATGCGGGCACACTAGTTGCCACCGGCGAGCGCCCCAGTGCCGACGCGCTGGCGGCCGAGCTCTGGATCGACCCCGGCACCGGTCCGGCACAGGAGGGTGTGATCGCGTTCGCGCCCACGGCGCTGCTGGCGGCGGACGTCTCAGACCACCCGGAGACGCGCGTTCTGCCCGTCACCGGGTGGCGCGACATCGGCGAGGTCGGGATCGGCACGCTGGCGAGCATCGGCGGCGAACTTGTGCGCGTTGACGGAATCACGTTCACGGCGATCACTGTGGGCCGGGGGTGCCTCGACACCGTGCCGCGCGCGCATGCGGCGGGCACGCCAGTGGTCTTCTTTGACGAAGGTGCGCGGATAACTGAAGAAAGCTGGGCAGCGGGAGAGACGCTGGCGATCCGGCTGCTGCCGGAGACCGGGCGCGGCACGCTCGCCTTTGCGCTGGCGCCCGAGAACGGCCTGACGCTGGACCGTCGTGCCATCCGCCCCCTGCCGCCCGGTCGGGTTCAGATCGATGGCAGTTACGCGCCGGACGTCGATGCGCTGGTGGCGGGCAACGTTGAACTGACCTGGACGCATCGCGACCGGCTGACCCAGACCAGCCCCGTGATCGTCGATCACACGGGCGGCTCCATCGGACCGGAGCCGGGCGTCGGTTATGCGCTCGAGGTGCGCTGGATCGACCCCGACACTGGCGCGGCTCTCATGCCGCCAGGCATCACCATCGACGCTGAGAGCGGCACAAGCTGGTTACTGTCGCCCGAAGATGTGCCGGAGAGTGGCGCACCCGAGCGCACGGCTGAAATCGACATCGCCGTTCGGGCGCGGCGACTGGTCGATGGCATCTGGCTGACCGACCGGGACGCACGCACCTTCCGCCTGACCGCACCCTTCGCCGCCGGCTGGGATCGCGGCTGGGGGTTCCTCTGGGGCAGCTGAATCCGGGCTTCCCCACAATCATCACGACCAACATGAAAGAGGACGAGCATGGCGGAACGGATCATGCCGGGGCTGGGGCTGCGCGCCTTCTACGAGCCCGGCCAACGCAACTGGGGCACCAGCGTCAGCGAAGACCTGCGCCGCCTCTCGGTGCTGGTGCAGGCGCGTGCGCTGTCGCGCAGCACGGCTCTGCCCGGGACAGGCGCAGCGGGAGACGTGTACATTGTGCCCGAAGGCGCGCCCGCCAATCCCAGCGCTGTGGCCCTCTGGGACGGTGAGCCGGGAAGCGAGACATGGGTACTCCTCACCCCGCAGCCCGGCTGGCAGGTCTGGATTGCCGACGAGGCCCGGCATGTGCGCTTTGAAGGCACGGCGTGGGTCGAGGTGCCCTGCCCCGGCATCGTGCCGATCCGCACGCTCACGGCAACGGCGCACACGCTGGAACTGATCGATCTGGGCAGCATTCTGGAAACCACGGGCGCTTCAAGCGTGACCGTGACGATCCCCGAAGAGGCGAGCGTCCCCTTCGAGATCGGCACGCTGGTCAACATCACGCAAATCGGTGCCGGCGTGGCAACAATCACGGCCGCGGCTGGCGTGTCGCTCAACGGTATTGTGGGCGGCTCGGTCGCCCTCGACGGCCAGTGGTCCGGTGCGGCGCTGGTGAAGCGCGGGGCGGATGCCTGGGTCATTCAGGGCGCACTGGCGGGAGCGGTTGCATGAGTCTGCTGATGCTGCGCGCCGCGATCCTGGTGCAAGGCGGCGACGCGGCCCCACCCATCGATATCGGCAGCGCCTGGGAACTCGACCCCACGCGCACCCCCGCAGGCTACACGCTCTCGGATGGGAACCAGTCCGCCATCAACACTTCCGGCGGCAGCGATTACCGCCGCTGGGTGCCCACAGCGAAGGCGATCCTGCCCTCGGATGGCCGGCGCTATTGGGAGGTGTTTTGCGCGCCCGGTGGCGCGGCCAGTTTCGACGGCTATCTGGGTGTGATCTCCGTCGAACAGCGCGACGACTTTGACGCAGGCGACAACCCGATCACGCTGGGCTCGATCGGCTATCGCGGCAACGGCTCGCTCTGGTCCTCGAACACCAGCACCGCCAGTCAGCGCCTGACCGGGCTCGCCCCCTTTGGCGCGGGCGATGTAGTGATGCTCGTGCTGGACCCGGCCAATGCCAGCCTCTGGATCGGGCTTAATGGCGTCTGGCGCGACGATCCCGTGGCCGGCGATGCGACATGGACATCCGCGCCCAGCGCCGCTTTCCACCCCCAGATCCAGGGGCGCGATCCGAGCGATGGCGGCACGCTGCGCTCGCTTCCCTCGCAGTTCAGCTATCCGGTCCCACCCGGGGTGAAGGCGCTGGGCTTTGAGGAGCCCGATCTGTCGATCTTTGAGGCCCATGCCTTCATCGAGATCGGATGGGATCGCGACCTCAGCGTGGCCGAATTCGAAACCTGGCTCGATCTCGGCGGTGGCGCCCGCCTCACATCGGGCAATGTCTCGCTCTTTCTCGATCACGGCGGGGGCAAGCCCCTGACCGCCGCCCATGCCGCCCTCTACATCGAAGTGGAATTGCCATGACCTACATCCTGCATCTGGGCCATCAGCCCACCGACATCTCCGG